GAGCGATGGCGATCGCAAAGACGGGCAATGCCCCCGCAATGAAGCAATATCTAGCGCAGCATGGGTTTTCGTTGGATGCCACCGCGTGCGGTGCGATTGCGACACGGTTTGCAAATCTCTCAGGTGTAAAGCCGCCACCTGCGTCAGCAACAGCATCAAGCTGGCTCGCGTGGGGCACGCGGGTAAACCCGGATGTCATCGATCGGGCCGGGATGGAGCTGGGCACACTGAAGTTGGTGTCTCCAGTTGGCACCTATATGCACGTGGGTCAGCCGCTCACGCCAGGGGAACAAGGCGGTCACGTCATGACCATCGTTCCCGGCAGCTACGACCCAAAGACTGGAAACGCTCAAGTCATCGATCAGTACGGCGTTCATTCGGAAAACGTCAACAAGATGCAAGTCCGTTATGCTGGAGATCCGCCGGGGACGACTGAGGCGGCAGCGGGCATCGCAGATACGGGCACTTCTTCTGGGTTACAATGGCCGAAGGACGCCCCAACTGAAGACGCGCGTCAGACTCTCGATCGGATCGCAGCGCAGCGTGATGACGCTGGTCCGGCTAACATCAAGATCAACATCCGTCACAAGAACGCGCCGCCCGACGTGACGGCTAAAGCCGATGGCGACGCGTTCAAGGGCCACACGATGGAGCGCAGCAACGCGCCAGCGGAAGCGCCGACCAAGTTCAAGGCCGGCGGGCTGGAGTTCGCCTGATGGCATCTCGCACCGAAGAAGTCGTCCTCCGCATCAGCATGGTGGCTGATGACGAGGCAACGAAGAAAGTCCAGGCGCTCAACCAAGAGCTGAGCAAGCTCGGCGAGCCCGTCAGGAGGTCTACGACTGAGACGAGCAAGCACATCGAGGAGTTCCAAAAGGCGCTGGGAAACCTCAGTCGCGAGGCGGTAGGAGCTGGTCGTGAGCTGCTCGCGTTGGGTCGTGTAGCCGGGCCTGTCGGAGTCGGCATAGCCGCGATCGGCGCTGCGATCTACAAGAGCATCGAGGCAGCGAAGGCGTGGTCGCAGCAAGTCATTCAGATTGGCAACGCGGCTCGCATGTCCGGCATGACGCCCGGAACTTTCCGTGACCTCGCGCGTCAATTCTCCTCGATGACTGGCAGCATTCAATCTGGGATGCAAACGATAGGCACGTTCAATCGTGCCATGGCCGAGCTGACGACGGCCAATAGCCCGCGACGCGACGCCCTGCTGCGAATGTCTGGCGCGTATCGCGATCAGATGGCGAACGCCATCATCGATTTGTCGTCGACTAGCGAGAGGTGGCAGGCGTTCAACAAGGCGCGACACTACGGGGAGTCCATATATCAGAACGCTCTCGATCAAGGTTACAGCAAAGATATAGCTCGTCAAAAAGAACTGATGTTCTTCGAGGCGATCGGCGCCGCTCAGTTGATCAACGTCACCAGAGACTTCACCAAGGCTGATGATGAGCGGGCTAAGAACCAAGACAAGGCAGACGAGAAGGCGCACGAGATCAACGACGCGCTGAGTCACGAGCGCGATCTGCGCGAGGAGATCTTCAACAAGACGTTGGGTTGGACGCGCGACCTCGACTTGGCGCTGATCAACCTCACGACTAAAGCCGAGCAGACAATCCTCGACATCATCGAAGCGGAGAAGAAGTCGCCGAAAGGGACGTTAGGTTGGGGAGACATCCCGCAGCTGCCCCCAGGGGGGCGCTTGCGGATGCCGTGGGACTTTTTACACAAAGGCGGTGCGCAGCACATCGGCGGTCAGTCGCCCGTGTTCTTTCCCGAAGGAAGTCTCGGCCAAGGTGACATCACCAAAGGTTGGCGGCGCTCGACCAACTTCGAGGACGCGCGCGACGCTGTCGATAAGCAGATAGATGACGCGTCGCGACACGGTACGGCCGTTGACACCAACACCAAGGAGTTTCATCAGCTCAATCAGAACATCGAGCAGCTGATCGACACTGGGGTGTTCGGTCCTTCGGTTGCGATGGCTGAGGGTGGCGTCGTCAGCGGCCCGGTCAACGCTCTCGTAGGAGAGGCGGGGCCAGAGGCGATCGTGTCAAAGGGCGGTACGTCGATCGTCAATCGCCCGACGCGCATGATGCTCGGCACGGACGGCGCGCAGGCGGTTGTGCCGTTGACGTCAGCCGGTGCGGATATCGACAAGACCATAGCGGGCTTTGCTAATCAAGAAAAATATATCGCAGGACGCGCGCATGCCGCCGATCTGATTCAAAGTCTGGACGGATATCAGAAGGGCAATCCACAGCAAAAAGCCTTGCTGCGGCAATATATGCAGCGTGGCGGCGAGGGGATGAACGCGATCGATGAGGCATGGTGTGCGCACACGGTGCGCGCTTCATTCGCTCAAGCAGGCTTAGGCGGCGCGCTGGGTGGGACGTCTGCTCTAGCATCTTCATTCAACACTTGGCAGCGTGGCATAGACCCGACCCAAGCGCAGCGTGGGGACGTCGTCACGCTTCCGGCAATCAAAGGGGTTCGCAGTGGTCACGTCGGTATCGCCACTGGGCCATTCGATCCGAAGACCGGCACAATTCCGTTTGAGTCGGGTAATTTTGACACCAGTCAATTTCCCGGGGGGCACGTCGTACAGCATGATCTGCCGGTTGGAGGGTCCGGTGCTAATCGTGTGTTGAGCGTTCGCCGGGCCGAACCAGCAATAAGCTTGCATGCTCCAACACGAATGGCAGCGATGGCCGAAGGCGGTATCGTCGTTCCCGGCGAGCCGCTAGGTCACACGGCGGCGCAGGCAGCTCGATATCTGCGCTCGTACATGGAGCAAGGCGGTCGCACCGCCGTATCCAGCGTCAGCAGCGCGGCGTCGGACCTCAGGACGCAGGCGCAGGCGACTTACGCGAACCCGACTTGGTCAGGGGCCGGTAAGACCGCATTAGCTGGGGCAGGATTGATCGGCAGCGCCACCCCGGCTTCGATGGCTTGGCAGGCTGCTCTCTCTCCCGGGCTCGAGCGCGCTGGCTTTTCGCCTGAGGCAGCCAGCAACATCACGAACGTCGGTCAAGCGCTGATAAACCCGTTCCACGCCTCGGCGTTGATACGATCATATCAAGGTGCAAAGGCTGGAGCGAAGATCGGCACTTCCGTGCTCGAAGCTGGCGGGGGAGCGACGCGACCGATGTTCTCCGGTGACCCGGACGATGATCGTGCTGCGATCGACGGTACTGGTGGCCGTGGCGGCACCACCGAAGGCACGATCACGATCGAGCACCAGGAAACCGGTCAGCGCGGTGAGCGCAGAACACCGCTGTTTCGCGCGCCGCACATCGCCCGCCAGTCGCAGATGGAACCAGCTGCGGTCGGCCCGGATAATCATTGGTCGAACAGTCAAGAGATGGTGCAGTGATGGCTTCGATCTTTGCTGTCAGCACCAAGTTCAACAATCAGTACGTAGGCAACCCGTGGCGCGACAGTCTATTGCCCGCGTCGTTTCGCGGAGCAGAGTTTCACTGCGAGGCGAACAGCATCGAGTCAGGTCGCAGGTTAGTTCAGCATCAGTTTCCCAAGCGCGACCTGCCGTACTGCGAAGACATGGGTCACCAGGCGATCAGCTGCACGGTGCGCGGCTACTGCATCGTCTACCCGGTGAACGTGAGCGGGTCTAACCTGTATCAGCGCGACTATCGCACCGCGCGCGACGCCCTCTATCAAGTTCTGTCAGACGGGCAAGCCGGCGTCCTGCAGATGCAGACGCTGCCGCCGATCAACGTGTGGTGTCAGCGCTTTCGTCTGACCGAAGAGGAGAAGTTCGGCGGGTACTGCACTTTCGACATGACTTTCTTCGAGGCTGGCACCGAGACTTACGCTCTCGAGGACACGCGCACGACTCTGATCAATACCTCGTCTGACTTTCGCGATCTCGTGGTCACCCGACTGTCGGGTATTCAGACGGGCATCGTCACGCCGCAGTGGCCGGGGTCGTGAATGGATAAGGTTGACGCAGAAGAGTCTACCGGCATCGTCCAGCGGATGATGAACAATCTCATGGGCACAGTGGCAACGAGTGGTCTCGCCGGATCGACTGCTCGCACTGCGATATCTGACGTGCACGCCAATGCTTACTTATGGCTTCGCGATGATACGATCGGCCCGCCGCTCAATGACGCCTTTATTCAGTCTCGCCTCGCCGGGGCAACGGTTCCTAACATCGGGATCGTGTACCGAGCATTGATGGCCGAGCAGCCAAGATCTCTCGGCGCCATCTTGATGGTGAACGCCGGGATTGACTTGTGCTTGGTGACGGCGGGTGAGATCGTCGCTGGCATGGACTTCGTCAGTCGGCAAGACGTTGAGATGATGAAGGAGGCAATTCAGGCACCGTTTCAGGATGCGATCGAGGTTGCTGCCGACGACATGGATCAGGTGATGTTTCAATCGTTGACCGGTCTCTATAGCGCCATTACCAATCATCTCGTGTCTACCGCGCGACCCCTCCCGCGATTGATCACCTATCAGTTCGGTCGGGTGATGACGACGCTGACGATCGCTCAGTGGCTCTACGCCGACCCCAGTCGCGCTGACGAGATCCGCCAAGAGAACAAGATCGTGCATCCGGCGTTCTGTCCGTTCTACGGCGTAGCCTTATCCGCGTGAAGTTAAATGCCGCCTACCATATTCAAGCCGTCAGAAGTAGCCCAGCTCATCGTCAATGGCAGGCAGTACCGAGAGTGGGAGACGGTGTGGGCCCAGGAGCGATGGAACGAGTCATTCGGGTTTTTTCGCTTTACCACCAACGAGCGCAAGCCGATCCCGGTGTCTACCCCGATCACCTTGGCAGACATTCAGGCTGGAATATTCGGGACCCAGCCGATCGCTGACATACCGGTCGACGTGTGTAATCAAGTCTTGCTAACGCTCGGTGGCGTGCCTGCGATGAATGGGTACGTGACCCAGCGCCAAGTCGCCTACGACGCTGAGCGTCACCAGATCTTGTTGATAGGAAAGTCGCAGACGTTCTGGCCGTTCAGGAGTCATATCAAGGCCGAGCAGGCGGACATGTCAGGCCTCACCATCATGCAAGTCGCTCACAAGCTGATCGACCCGCTGGGAGTGACGGTGAAGGCAGTCGGCGCGGAAAACACGAAGCCGTTCGACGAGCTGAAGATCACCCCGGGGAGTAACATCTGGGAAGAGCTCGACAAGCTGGCGAAAGACCGTGAGGCGATTCTTGGGTCGAACGCTGCCGGCGAGGCGCTGCTGATCTTTGACCACAGCTGGGGGAGCCCAGTTGACACTTTAGTCGAAGGCATCAACATCAAGAAGATGCAAGCGACGATCTCGATCGAGGATCAGTGGGGCGACATCGAGGTGCTAGGTCAAACTGCGGGCAGCGACCAGCAGAACGGACCCGACGCCAACGAAATGAAGGGGACTGCCACAGGTGGGAGCTGCGTAGCGTGCAACTGCGTCATCCCCGTCGAGGAGCCGGTCAAGAGCGTAGACGAGCTCAACGCTCGCGCTCACTTCGAGGCTAAGTGGACCGACGGGACTAAGAAGACGGCCCTGATCACGGTTCAAGGGTGGTTCAGCAAGTACGGTCTCTGGCACGCAGGTCAGAACGTGGCTGTGTACTCGCCGATGGTTCCTCTCAGCGAGGTGCTGAAGATCAGGACGTGCACTTGGACGCAAGACAGCGAGAACGGGACCGAGACCGTTCTTGAGTGCGTCAACCCGTGGCTTCTCAACGATGACACGAGCGTCAATGTTGGCAACCCAACTTCTCAGCAACCGCCGAAGAGCAACGCTCAACCTGCGCAGACCGATCCGAATGTCACGAAGCCGTCAACCGAAGAGACCCAGGCGACGATCGTAGGTAGAACTGTCGACTGGGTGAGACAGCACACTACTCTCCATCATTGAGGATACCCATGGTACATCGAGCGACAGGTCGCAACACTTCGTTTCGCTCTTACACCGGCGGCGGCGCGCGATCGACCGTCGATACGATCGACGACACCAAGCTGATGCAAGAGATGGCCGGTAACTTGATGAAGGGCGAGTCCATGAAGGGAGTAGAGTCGCCGCAGAACTACGGCTTCACCTCGGTGTGCATGCCAGCCGACAAGGACGCCCTCGGCAAGATCATCGGGGGCGCCGAGATGGCCATGCACTTCATCGGCGGCAGTCGCTCGTTCCCGATCGGCGGCGCCATGGACGATCGCCGTCACCGGCTCATGGGCCTCGACCCAGGCGACAGCGCGATGTTTCGCACTAAGGACGACTATCAGCAATTTCATATGCACTCGGACGGAGGGTTTTGGAGCGCGGCTGTCAACAAAGTCATTCGCATGGCGCTGGTTGATCAGCAAGCCGGGCAGCAGCAAGGTGGTCAGCAGGGTGGTCAGCAAAGCGTGGAGGCACGTGACGGCAGCAGTGGTGGGGGCAGTGGCAATGGTCAAGGCGGCCAGCAAGGCCAGCAGAAGCCGACCGGACAGAAGTCGGTCAAGCAGGATAATCAAAGCTCTAAGCGCTTCATGCACATGACGAAGGACGAGACAGCGCACAGCGGCACCAACGTCCGCAGCTATCTCGACGACGGCGTCGGCTATCATGAAGTGAATGCCGACAAGAACGTCTACACCGGCGCCCTCAAAGGTAAGGCCCAGTTCGCCAAGGTGGTGACGACTAAAGGCCCGACGAAGAACGTGTTTGGGAAGATCGGTTGATGGCTAGCGAGTGTCCTGACATCCGGCTGGTCCAGAACCTGGCGTTTCCGAAGTACTCGGTCACGCTAGATTGGCAGGTGATGGACGACGGCACGATCGACGACACGCAAGCGCTGACCACGGCGGTGTGCGTGGCGCTCGGCACCAATGCCTTAGCGTCGACCGACGACGAGCTGCCGGACCCGGACTCGACTAATCGGGAGGGGTGGTGGGGCGACTACGACGCGCAAGCGATATGGAACGCCTGGCCGATCGGGTCGAAGCTGTGGCTCATGCGACGCTCGGCTATCGAGAGCCCGAACGCCATGCGAGGAGCCACCGTCGCTCGCATCAACAACTACATTCTCTCTGCCATTCAGCCGTTCATCGACAATCGGATCGCCTCGACGTTCGATGTTGACGTGACGCGATCTACCTCCAACATCAATCGCATCGACGCACTGATCCACATCTATCGCGGCCCGGTGCTGGCTATCTCGCTGCGCTACGCGATCCTCTGGGACGAGTTACAAGGTTCATCGGGTAGTCCATAATGCCGTGGTCAACACCCACCTTACGCCAAGTCCGCTCTCTGGTGCGCGACTCGGTCAACGCCACGCTGCCTGGCGCTGATGCCAACGTGCCGAACAGCGTGCTGCGCGTCGTATCCGATAGTCAAGGCGCGCTGTGTCACCTGACCTTGCAATACATCGACTGGCTGGCGCTTCAGCTTCTCCCGGACACCGCGGAGACCGAGTGGCTCGATCGACACGGACAGATCTGGCTCGTGAACGCAGACGGTTCGAAGGGCCGCAAGCTGGCGACGCTGGCCAGCGGGACGATCAGTGCCATCGTCAGTGCTGCGCCGGGCATTCTCCTGCCGCAGTACTCGCAGATGCAATATTCCTCGACCGGGGTCGTCTACGAGACCCTAGCCGATGCCACGATAGCCGATACGCCAACGCCAGTGCCTGCTCGCGCCCTCACGCCGGGGAGCAACGGTAACCTTGATCCGGGAACGACTCTCGGTTTATCGTCAACGATCACGGGCATAAACCCAGTCGTCACCGTCGTCGAGATGGACGGCGGCACTGACGATGAGACCGACGATCAACTGCGCACGCGCGTTCTTCTTCGCATTCAGCAGCCGCCGATGGGCGGCGATCAGACCGACTACGAGCAGTGGACTTTAGCCGTTGCCGGAGTGACGCGCGCCTGGTGCTTCCCCCAAGAGATGGGCGTAGGCACGGTCACGGTCCGCTTCATGATGGACGACTTACGCGCTGACTTCGGCGGCTTCCCTTTGCCCCAGGATGTCGATGCGGTGGCTGCCTACCTGAACACGGTGCGCCCGGTCACAGTCAAAGACCTATTCGTTGAGTCGCCTATCCCTTACCCGGTCAATGCCCACATCACCACTCTCGACAGCGACACGGCGGCGACGCGAGCCGCGATCACCGAGAGTCTGCTCGCTGAGTTTTTTCAGCGATCTAAACCTGGACAATACTGGTACCGCGCCTGGCTTGACGAAGGCATCATCAACGCCGCCGGCGTAAACTCTTACGATCTCACTGCTAGCGACGTGGCGATGCCGAGCAACGGCTACATGCCGACTCTCGGGGATATAACTTACGGTTAGACAGTGGTTAATGATCTGGTTATTCCACAAGCGCCGGTTGATCGGCACGTTCGCCGTTCTGGTGATGACTATGCCCGCGCGCTGATCGGCTTGCTGCCGCACGGGCAGGCGTGGCCGCGCTATCCCGGCAGCACTCTCGTGCTGACGATGGAGGGGGTCGCTGACTACTGGGGCTTCGTCGACGGCCGCGCCGCTGATTTATTGGAGATCGAGTCTGACCCTCGCTTGACGTTCGAGCTGCTGCCTGACTGGGAGCGCAATTGGGGTCTGCCAGACCCGTGCCTGCGCGACCCGCCGACTTCACTGAGCGCACGTCGCCAGGCGCTCGTAGCCAAGATGACGCTGATCGGCGCTCAGTCGCGAGCGTTCTTCTACAACGTCGCGAACGAGTTCGGCCAGCCCATCGGGACGATCGAGGAGTTCGCGCCGTACATGTGCGGGGTGTCGCGCTGCGGCGACGAGAGCGGCATCTACAATCCCGACGAACCGACGCGAAATCGCTGGACGCTCGGGCCGCCAGAGATGCGCTACTACTGGACGGTCCACGTCAACGCTTTAGGCTTCACTCACTTTTACTGCAACTCTTCTCAGACTGGCATCGATCGACTGCTGGGCATCAACATCGCTACCGACGTCGAGTGTATTCTTGATCGCTTGAAGCCGGCGCAGACTCACATCGTCTATAACTATTCGCCGCGCGAGCAGCTGGACTTTACTCAGTTGTACAACTCCCAGTATTTAGCCCTAGGGATGCTCTGATGGCCGACAACAAGCAGATCAAAGACGGTCTAGGCAATCTGTTCGCCGTCCGCATGCGCGACGTGTCGCCGCTAGGTGACGGGTCGGTGCAGCAGTCGATGCAATTGGCGTCATTGATACCGCAAGATTATGGCAACGGCGGAATGTATGCGCACGTCGCCAAGAGCGGGGTCATGCCGAACGCGGTGGCGATGACTTCGGCGCCGATCTATTCGTTCCATTGGCCCGGTGGCGGCACCGGGTCGGCTCCGTTTTATGCGTTCGTGCGTCGCGTTCGTCTCAGCGTTGCGGCCTTGAATGTATTTGCTGCCGGCATCGCGACTTTCGAGATTTTTGCGGCGCGTAACTTCACCAATTTAGACTCCGGTGGCACGACTACCACCTTCACAGCGCCCAACAATCAGATGCGCACGACCATGGCGGCGTCACGCACGACGATCATGGTTGCCAACACGGCGCCGCTGTCGCCGGGCGTGCGCACGCTCGACGCGGCCCCGCTCGACAGTCAGAGCTTCGTCGCACCCGTCACATATCCCGCGATGTTCTCTCCGTCGCGAATAACGCTGTTTGAGCGGCTGGAGGGCGAGCACGCATTGATGCTGGCCAACAACGAAGGCTTTGTGGTGCGCACGACGCTGCCGGCGGGTGGCCCGTGGCAATTCACAGTCACCACCGAATGGGACGAGTATTCCGTAGCGAATTGAGGGGCGAGGCGATGCTGTACAACCAGCCGTTAGATCAACCAACCAACCCGAACGCGTCGTATGTCGACGGCAATCCTGCTGCCGGCATCGAAGGGTCGATCGTGCCAGCGGCCTCGCTCGAGCTTGATCAGCGCGAGGTCGTCGAAGTCATCTTTCGCGCTTACACCCGCGGGTACTTTGACTTTTCTGGGACGCCGTGCGGAGCCCCGAGCAACGCTGATCTGCAGCAATTGCGCAAGGCGATCGAAGGCTTCATCACCAACGTTGAGTATTTCATCGACACCGACGTCACGTTCACCGTGCACGGACCCGGCGCTCAATTCACCGACCTGAACGCCGCCATGGAGCACTTGAGCAAGTACAAGATTCTGCGCAACGGGAGCGTGACGTTGCAATGCGGTGGCTCTCTCGGTGGCACGGCGCAGCAGTTCATCTATACTGAAAGTCTCCTGCTGGAGCACCCGAACTCGGAGAAGATCACCGTTAAAGGCGCGCCGTTGATCGGTGCTCCGCCCAACGACACGAATTTCGCGCCTGCCGGTGGTGGCTACTCACAAGCCAACGCAAACGCCGATCTGGCGATGCTGCGAGGCGTGTTCGGGACGGAGCTGCACTTCACCGGCGGTACTTCCGTGTCTGTGTACGAGAACTTCACGATCATCGACCTGTTGATCACCGGCGACGCCAGCGGCTCGGCCGTCGGTCTCTTGTTCACCGGCGGGCTGCCGATCATGCGGGACTCGGCCGTGCATGGGTTCTCCAGCGTGGGGATCATGATCAACCAAGCTTATCTGGTCACCACTGGCAATTGGGTTTCCTCGAGCGGAAATGTCGGTGATGGATTTGAGGTCCAAGGTGAGCTGTACTTTCCCAGCCCGACGATCTCCGCGTCAAATCAGGGGAACGGGTACTCCATCCAGACCGGGACTTCCCTCAAAGGCGGGGTTAAAACGACGGCTAAAGGCAATGCCGGCGTAGGGTTCTCGGTATTCAATGCTCAGGTAACGACTTATCTTCAGGCATATAACAATGGCTCGCACGGACTGTCCACATATGGCTCACCTATCTATCTCACAGGCGGTCATTGCAGCGGCAACGTGTCCGGTCTCGATATTGTTGCTAATTATGGAGCGAACATAGTGGCGGTCGGGGTGACACTTGCCGCCGCTACGTCTCCGCCCTTGAACACGATCGGCAACGGCAACGCGTTGATAACCCACTGATAGCCGCTTAAAGGGAAGGGCCACATGCAATTACTTTACTGCGCCAACGGCGTCGTGGTCGGGATACACGACGACTCGCAGAGCGTGTCGGCGTCGGCCTATCCGGCGGGCACGCGGATCATCCCCTACGGTGACCCGCTCGACACGCTGACTCGGGTCGGCACATTGCCGCCTCCGCCTCCGCCGGATAGTCCATTGCCGCCGCCTCCCGATATGCGGCTGTATGGGCAACCCACCGAGACGGTGGCGATCTTGCTCGCCTACGCAGCGCAAGTGCGATACAACAACAGCATCTTGCCCGTCTCGTTCACGACCGCGGCGAGCACGGTGATCTCCGTCAACGCCGAGCGCATCGACAGCGGCTTGCTCAACAATCTCGCCACCCACGCGCAGTCTCTGGCGCCGACCGATCCTCTCAACTTCACTCAAGACAACGTCACTTATGCGATAACCGCTCAAGACGCCATCGGCATGTTCAACGCGGTGCTCGCTCACGTCCAAGCTTGCCGCAACATCGAAACCGACTGCATCACCGACCTCAACTCAGCGTCACCGACGATAGCGACCTATGACGACGTAGACGCGAAGTTCGCCGGGGTTTGAGCGATGGCTGGTCCTTCCTACTACACCGGCGTCATGAACATCGCTCAGAACGAAGACTGGGTGGTGCCGTTCTTATACTCGCAAACGTCTGACGGCGTGACGTTCACCCCGATCGACCTGACCGGGTCGCTGCTGAAGCTAGAGATCAGGGTTCTCGAGTCAGACAACGAGGCTGTCGTTGACGTGTACTCGCCAGATAACGGGATCACCATCACCGACGCCGTCGGCGGCAGCTTCACCATCGTCATCGATCGCGCCAAGTCGTTGCGGCTGGCCCCGGGAACTTACTTTACCGATCTCGTCAGGCTGATGACGAATGGCTATCAAGAGCGCCTCTGGGAAGGCACTGCGATTGTGGTTGAAGGTACAACGCGATGACTGATCATCTTACTTCGGCGACACTGGGCGTGCCGAGGATCACGCTGGTGGTGAACTCTGCGACGAGCCCGACCCAGCAGCTCGTCGTTCCGAGCGTGGGACCCGCTGGCCCGCCCGGTCCGGTCGGCCCGATCGGGCCGCAAGGTGTTCCTGGCGCTGGCTACACCGGCCCTCCCGGGTCGATAGGCCCGCCTGGCCCGCCTGGCCCGACCGGCGCGGTCGGGCCGCAAGGCCCACCGGGGACACCGGGCGGGCTCGCCGACGCGCCCTCCGATGGCACGATGTACGGCCGCGAGAACCAGTCGTGGCAGCGAGCCGTGCCTGTCGCCGGGGGCACCATGACCGGGCCATTGGTGCTGTGGGCCGACCCGAACACGGCGCTCGGAGCTGCCACCAAGCAGATGGCCGACGGCAAGGTAGCAAAGATCGGCGACACCATGACCGGCGCGCTGGTGCTGCCGGGCAATCCTACGCAGGCATTGCAATCCGCGCCTAAGCAGTACGTTGACACGCGCGTGATGCGGACCGGCGACACGATGACCGGTCCCTTGATCCTGAACGCGGATCCGACGGTAGCGCTTGGTGCTGCGACCAAGCAGACTGTTGACGCCAAAGTATCTAAAGCCGGCGACACGATGATCGGACCACTGGTACTGCCGGGTGACCCAACATCGCCGTTGCAAGCTTCGACCAAAGCGTATGTCGATGCCCACACGCCAGGGGCGATTACCGAGGCGCCGTCCGACTCGTACCTTTATGGCCGCGTCAATGCCACGTGGGCTCGCAGCCTGCCGCTCGCTGGCGGCAACATGACTGGCGCCATCGTGCTGCCCAGCGACCCGACTCAGCCGCTGCAAGCGGCGACCAAGCAGATGGTCGACGTCAAGATCGCTCGCACTGGCGACACGATGACCGGGCCGCTGGTGCTGCCAGGTGACCCGACGCAGCCGCTGCAAGCGGCAAGCAAGGCGTACGTCGACTCTCACGCTCCCGGAGCCCTCCCCGAGGCGCCGGTCGACTCTTATCTCTACGGTCGCGCTAACGCAGCGTGGGCTCGTAGCCTGCCGCTCGCTGGCGGCACGATGACTGGGCCATTGTCGCTCGCGGCTGACCCGACCACGCCGTTTGGAGCTGCGACTAAGCAGATCGTCGATGCCAAGATAGCGCGGGCCGGTGATGCGATGACCGGCGAGCTCACCTTGGCCGCCGACCCGGTCGCGGCTCTAGACGCAGCCACCAAGCAGTACGTTGACGCGCGCGTAGCCCGAACCGGTGACACGATGACCGGCACGCTGACTCTGGCCGCCGACCCGGTTGCGGCACTCGACGCGTCGACCAAGCAATACGTCGACGCCCACGTTGGTGGCATCACCGAGGCGCCGCTAGACTCGTTCTTTTACGGCCGCGTCAATGCCACGTGGGCGAAAGGATTGGCTCTCACCGGGGGCACGCTGACCGGCCCGCTGGTGTTGGTCGCCGACCCGACCTCACCGCTGCAGGCGGCCACCAAGCAATATAGTGACCTTCGGGTGCTGAAGGCCGGCGACACGATGACCGGGGATCTTATCCTGCAAGGCACCCCAGCCAGTGGGCTTGGCGCCGCACCGAAGCAGTACGTCGACGCTCGCGTGCTCAAGTCTGGCGACACGATGACCGGGCCGCTGGTTCTCCCCGGCGACCCGACCAGTGCGCTGCAGGCGGCAGACAAGAACTACGTCGACACGCACGTCGCACCCGCGTGCGGGATGTTGAGAGTGGCCACGGCAAGCCCGAGCGCCTCTTTGGGATTTTATCCTTTCAAAGGCAATCTGATCAAGATCAACGGCAGTATCTATCCCATCCCGGCTGCTGGCATCATCAGCGGCGCCACTGGCGTTTATGTTGGTGGCGTGGCGGGTCAATCCCTAGCCGTCAGCACGTTCTATTATGTCTATCTGTTCAACAACGCCGGCACGCTGACGTTCGATTTTTCGACCACGAGTCACGCGACCAGCACCACGGCGGGAAACGTCGGAGTCGAGATCAAGGCTGGCGACGATACCCGCTCTCTCATTGGCATCATCTATACCGGTCCCTCCCTCACTACCGCATTTTATGATGATATAGCAACTCGATATACCCGCACGTGGTTCAACCGTACGCCCGTGTCACTGCAGGGTCCTGGAAGTTCTTGGGGTCCGAGCAATGCCGCTGCTTGGACCGCAACAGGGCTTTCATTTACTTTTATTCAATTCAAGGGTGAAACAATACTGGCGATGTGCACTGGCCTTACGACAGTCAATGCTGCTGCTGCTTATTGCCTTTTGTGCTTAGCTAATGATGGGAATACGTTTGGTCCTGTTGCAGGCGGTAGTACTTACGGTGCGAGTGGTGGGTATGTTGGCTTAACTGTTGTTGCTAATACTAGCACCCTTTCAGAAGGTGCGCTGCACATGATTAGTTTGATGGTTCAAGCTGGCGCAGGTGCCTCTATTTCGGGGCAGTATTTTGCAATCATCGGCAACCTCTCGTGAAGTTCGTTGTTGTGGTCATATCACATGCCCCCGCTAGAAACGCTGAGCCTATGGCAGCGCATCGCCATCGCAGTTGCGGCGGTGGTGGTCGCGGTGTTGCTGGTGATCCTCATTAGTTGGTGGGCGAGTGAGGCCGAAGCGCAGACCCCGCGCAATGACACGGCTCTCTATGGCGACCTCCCCTTCGATCCCGCGCTGCTCGCGATCGACAAGCAATCTCTGGCCGAGGCTTATCACGACCAGCTCGTGCATCTGTTCGGCGTCTGGATCAGGGGCAGGGCCAGCAGCACGAAGGAAATCACCGAGGGTCTGAAAATAGCGCGACGCGCTTACGGCATAGCCGCGGCGCAGATCGCAAAGCGTGAACAGCAGATTGGAGCACCAAAATGAGGATCGCGATTTCTTCTGGTCACGGCACCAAGATTCGCGGGGCGCGTGGCAGCCCCGTGCCTCCGCAACACGATGAAGTCGATCAAGCAATCAAAATGCTGAGCGCCGTTGCGGATAAGCTGAAGACCGCGGGCGTTGAGGTTGTCACTTTTACCGACACGGTATCAACAAGCCAAAGCGCCAACTTGGATCGGATTGTTGATTGGCACAATGCTGAGACTCGCGATCTGGACGTGTCAATTCACCTCAACGCCTTTGATCATTCCGCTCATGGCGTCGAG